AAAGACAAAAATGGCCGAAGAGTCCCTAATTGTGTTCCAGTAAAAAAATCTTTATTTGGCACAGAGGGTCCTCAAACTTTAATACCTAAAAATAAATAATAAAATCAGTTGACAATCTATTTTAAACTGCTGTATAATTATGTACTAGGATCAATCCTTTCATAGATTAGGTAAAATGCAAATAAAATATTTAGATATACTTAAAGAGATTAGCCCCTATTATTACCCATGGTTTTCATATCATGTTGAACCCCTATTTGATTATCATAATCCATGGGAAGAAACAGAAGACATAAATTATAAACTTAATAATGTTGGTTTAAGGTGTGATGATTTTAATAAAATTGAAAATTCTGAATCTCATATAGTTTTTGCTGGATGTGAGTTTACGATACCTATGGATGTTAAATATGAAAATGGTTGGGCTTATAAGATACATAATGAATTTTATAAAGATAAATGTAATTTTATTAACATATCATACGCTGGTGTAGACTCAGATAGACTTATTTACAACATTTTAAAATACATTAATTTATACGGAAAACCCTCAAAGCTTTTTATTTTAATGCCAGAGCTAATAAGAGCATACGGCTGGTGGCCAGAAGCAAGAGGATTCAAGCCCAAAATGTATAGGCAGCATTCTGGTGGCGAAGAGCACAACCTAATGGCAGAACCTCATAATCTACCACTTCAACTACTTGCATTAAAGTATATTCAATCAATTACATTTTTAAATCAATACTGTAAAGATACTGGGATAGATCTAATATGGACTTCATGGGACTCTCAAACAAATGAATTTTTAGAACAATATAATTTTAACGGTTTTTTTAAGATAGACTCATACAAAGACTTTGATCAAAATTACGTATATGAATCATTTAAGAAAAAAATAGAGGAAAAAATATGACAAAACATATTTGGGATTACTACCAAGAGTATTTTGATAAAATTGGTAAATCAAAAGAAAATATAATACACATTCCAAATTTTATGAAAGACAATGAAATAAAATTAGTAATGCAATATATAAGTAATTATAAGGACGATACAGAGTTTTCTGGTGGTAAAACTTTAACTTTAGATAAAATAAAAAACGAAAATAAAGAGATATTTGAATTAATTATGGAATACGGAAGTAAAGTTTTTTCAATAATGAAAAAAGAATACTGTGACAAATATGACATAAAACTAAAATATATGCCATGGAATCCTTTTCATATAGTAAAATGGAAACCTGAAATGTCTAGTGGGCTACATTCTGATTGCCAGTACCCAGACGGAAGTCCATTAATGAAGTCTAATTATTATAAATTAAACATTACTGCATTAATATATCCAAATGATAACTATACTGGAGGAGAAATCGGATGGCCAGATTACGATTTAGAAATAAAGCCAAAAGCAGGGGATCTTGTCATATTCCCAGCCAATAATTATTATTTACATTATGTTAAAAACGTAGAGTCTGGATTGAGATTTACAATGCCTACTTGGTATACATTTGACGTTGGGGTGGAAATTCCAATCCAAGAGTATGCCCCAGAAGCTTCTAAAAATTTATGGGTAAACGAAGGAGAAGACTCTTCACATTTGAGTCAATACTAATGAATCCAGATATAGAAAATAAAATTTTAGACAATATTTTGACTCAAGATCAAATTGATAGAATATATAAGGCTGTGGAAGTTTGTCCAAAAGATAAGATTAAAAAAGATAATCCATGGGGACAAACAGTTTTTTATATAAAAGAATTTGACTCAAGATTTGATGGCGCAGAAGATATATTTAATACTATTGAAGACAGGGTTGAACAGGCATATGGCAAAAGAATACCTATATTGGGAATACAGTTTGCTAGGTACGATACAACCTCACACATAATGCCAAACCTAGACTTTCATATAGATTCAGTATTTAAAAAGCCTATGTTAACATTTGATATACAGGTAAAATCAACAATAGATTGGCCAATTATTGTAAATGAAAAAGAGTATAGTCTTAAAGACAATCAGGCACTAACATTTTCTGGCACTCATCAGGTTCATTCTAGGAAAAAAGTAGAATTTTCTTCTAATGATGTATGCGATATGATATTTTGCCATTTAGAGCACACGGACATGGAAGACATTAGTGCAGAACTTAGAACAAAAATGATGAATTTAGTAAAAGAAGCAAGCAAAAAATAATGTTATATTTAAATGAGCTTGGAGTTAATGTATTTATTAAAAGATACAAGGATAAATTACAAGATTCATTTTGGAATAACTATGATTTAGTTTTGTGGGAACAGGATATCTCTGGATACTACAATGTTAATGGAATGTATCATAAAGATAATTGGGGTACACATAAAAAATTTATTGTAAACAAAAATGGATCATGGGGGTTGCCAAAACAATATGTCAAATATTTTAAATAGTATTGGTATTGACGAAGAAGATTTAGATTGGTGGCATCTTTCTATATGCAGAGGTATGGACACTAATTTATTTTATGAAAAATATGAAGTAGATGATAAAATTGCAAAAAATATTGATGAGGCATGCTTGGCTTGCCCTGTTATAAAAATGTGTTACAAAACTGGTGTTGAAAATAATGAGCATGGCGTGTGGGGCGGAGTTTATTTAAATTCTGGCTCTATAGACAAGCCAAGGAATATTCATAAATCACCAGAGGTATGGAAAAGATTAAAGGCAAAAAATGTACATTGATAAAAACAAAAATCATTTTAAGCATGGAATAAATCAATGGACTGGGGAGCCAAACAAACCAGTATTCTACACAACAGAAATGGCTAAAGCCTTAAGAGGAATAACTAAACCAGTAAACAACTTACAAATGGATGTTGTTAAATATCCAGAATTTTTAGCATTAAGATTGTATGAAGACAATTTTATACAATTTGAGGGTACTAAAAAAGAAATGGTCATAGACTACGTATCAAAAGTAAAAAAATTGATAGAGTCATATGGAGTAAGATGCGAACTGGAAGGGGTTCCTAGTGAAAGAATATTACGATAGGGTATTGATTGTCTATATCCCAGAAGATGATATGCATGGAACCGTTGAAAAATTAGGTGCTTTTGCGTCTAATGTTAAATATACAAAAGATGAAATAGAGCATGAAGAGCTACTAGGGAATGAGGAGTTTATTATAATGGATGAGATAGTGTTTACACACATAGAAGAGGGTGAAAATGGATAAAGTTCTTTGCTATTCATGCAATAAAACAAAAAACAAGTTAACTATGAAAAAGTCAACACTTGTTTCAATTAATTTACTTATGTGCGAGTCTTGCATACTTTCTAAATTTGAACCAAGATGGCTAATTATATTAACTGGTCGCCAGCAAGGCGCAGAAGTAGTTAGAGAATTTGTTTTAAAAAGGAAGTATGTTGGACAAGAAATTACAGCTTCTGAGTTATTAATTTAATATACATTATACGGTATAATATGATATATAATGAATCTGGATCTGACAACTATAATTATTGCAATATCTGCAGCGATATTGTCTGGCATGGGTACGGCAATTATTGCTGGAATTAGCGATAATAAAAAAGAAAAAAATAGGCAAATAGAGCGTGAGCAAGACCATTTAAAAATAGAATTAAAAGATCTTAAAATAGAGCTCTACCAGTTAGAAAAAGAATTGACTGAGTGGAAAGATAAATACTATAGCACCCTTCAAGACCTTATTGTGGTCAAATCCGAACTTGAGAATGCCCTGAGAGAGCTTGAAGACCTGGATTTTCCAGAAAAAGAGGGCTAGCCCTTCGAATTTATAAATAGTATACTAATACTATGACAGCCGTAGTAGCTTTAATCCATGAAAACAAAGTCCTATTAGGGGGCGATTCTGCTGCGTCCGATGACAAAAGCGGTTTAATTTTTTGTAGAGTGGATCCAAAAGTTTTTAAAGTTGGTCAATACGGTATAGGATTTGTAGATAGTTTTAGAATGGGTCAAATATTACAATATAACTGGACACCTCCAATTTATAAGCCTACGGCTGGCTACAAAAATTTAGATAAGTTTTTGCGTACTAAGTTTATAGAATCAATTAAAGAGGCGTTTAAAGAACAAGGCTATGGTAATCAAACTGCAGGATCTACGGAAGACGGAGATGAAGGTGGAGTTTTCATCATCACAGTTCAAGGCTCAGGTAGAATATTTGTAATGGATACCGATTTTCATATTGGTGAAGCAGATGTTGCTTATATGGCAGAGGGTGCTGGACAAGAGTTGGCTTTAGGGTCACTGTTTTCTACAACTGCTATCAAAACACCTCGTAAACGTGTTAGGATGGCCTTAGAGGCTGCCGCTAAGTTTAACATGTCTGTTAGACCACCATTTACAATAATTGAAGTTTAGAGTATAATAAACTATATGGACATTAATGATCTAAGACCAGAAAATAACAATATGTCAATGGATCTTAGAGGAACTCCAACTCACGTATGCCCATGCGGATGCTTTGTTTGGAATCTTAAAGTGGTGTTTGAAGATTTTGATATCTCAACATACTTTTTAGACATGGAATGCGCCAACTGCGGAAGCTTAGCAACCGCCCCTACACCAAAGGATAGACCAGAATGAGAAAGTCAGAAAGATTAAGGCTATTAGAAATGCAAATAATCAAACTAGAGTTTGAGATAGATTTGTTAAATAACATGCTTGCAACTCTTTTGGAAGCAAACAGCTTAGCTCAACCACAATTAGACGCTGGCAAATGGTATCAAAGAAGGCTAGACAAGAACTCTTGACATATACGCTACTAATTTAGTAGAATATGCATATGAATAAAAAACTAATAACTGCAAGTACAGCGGTAGCGATAATGCTATCCACCATGTTAATTACTGTAGAAGCTAAGGCGGAAACACAAGCACCTACAGTAGCTGTTTTAGATACAGCACTAGATACTTCTTTGCCAATTTTTAAAGATAAAATTGTTTACGAAGTATGTATTTTGGAATGGGCCTCATGTCCAAATGGTCAAAAGTTTATGGAGGGTCCAGGATCTTCTGTGCTACCATCAAATATGATTTCTTTAAATGGTTTCGATCATGGAACACAAATGGCATCAGTTGCAGTAGCAACTAATCCAAATATTAAAATTGTTTTTATAAGAATAATTGGAAATACACCTTCTGGTGATCGTCAGGTTACTGGTGAAACTGGTGTATCTTTAGCATTAAAATGGGTATTAGATAATAAATCTCGTTTTAACATTCAAAGCGTTGCAATGTCTCAAGCAAACCATTCTATATTAACAAGCCAAACAGAATATTGCCCAGCAACACCAATGCTTCGTGGAGCAATATCATCATTAGTTTCTTCTGGAACCCCAGTATTTTTTGCAGCGGGAAACATGAGAGACCTTTCAAGATTATCTTGGCCAGCATGTATTAATGATTCAATATCAATTGGCATGGCTGATCAATATGATCAGATAGATAATTATTCTAATTTTGATAAAGATAGATTAGACTTCTATGCTCTTGGCAACATGAAAGTTGCGTTTCCAGGCGGATCTGTAAAGAATGCAACAGGCTCATCAATTTCAACACAAGTTGCTGCTGCTACATGGGCTGGCATTAAATATTCAAATCCTTCTTTAACCTATCAACAGGTTTTAGATATATTTAATAATAATTCAACGCCAATACGTGGTGCTAGAGGACAATATGGTAAACTTATTTCTAGCAATCCAAGCGTAATACAGCCAAGTGCGCCAACCGTGTCAAAACCAGTTACTCCAGTAACTAAAACTGCAGAACAGTTGGCGATTGAAGCAAAAGCTGCTCTTGTAATTCAAGCTAATAAAGCAGTTGCAGATGCTGAATTAGCATATCAGGCCGAAATTAAATTAGCTGCAGATAAACTTGCTGCAATTAAATTAGAATGGTCTAAAAAAATAAATGGCTAATATGACAGTATTAGAAGCAATTATTAAACAAATTGGCGAGGAGTTGTACCAGAAATGGTACAACGCCCTTGCTATTGAAGATAGAACCGAAGAAGCCTCAAAAGCATTGGCGCAGAATGCTGGGGAAACTACATTTTGGGTAATTCAAACATTTATGACTAAATTTAATGAGGCAGCAGAAGAACTAAAGGATAAGTAAACATTGGTAAATGATAGAATATTAATAAACTCTGCACCCAGGAGCGCAACTGCCTGGATGCAGTTTCTTTTGTATAACTATAAAATAACTTTACTTAAAGACGTAGAATATGGTGGTAACATATACGCAAATTCCTTTGTTTTAAGAATACACACCCCAGTAGCATTATTAGCAAAATTTGATGGGATAACGCAAACAACAATATTAAGAGATCCCGCAGACCTTCTGCCATCAGTTATTACAAAAATTATGTCTGGTCTTGGAAACAGTATTGTTAGCGGTGTCGCACAGCCACATGAGTACAACCATGTGAGCATAGACAGATTAATTGCGGAGCATTTTTATGTTTATAAAAATTATGCATATGGTATAGAAAAAAATATTAAAAACTTAAAACCATTTACCTTTGAACAAGTCACTACAGATATAGAGTATGTAGTTAAAAACTTACTAGACATAAATGCAGATAACAATAACATAGACAGATTAAAAGAATCTGCTAGAAAAAGAATCCAAATACATAATAAAGGTGATGTTGGAATAAATAATGCCGTGCCAGTAGATCAGAAACCAGAGATATATTATAAAATAAAAGATATGCTTTTAAACACTGGTGGGTTTGATAAAATACAAAAAATGTATGAGGACTCTAAAAGCTTAATTCTTAATGAACAATCTAACTGGTGACAATTTAATGTCAAAAAAACCAGTTAAGCAATTTGATTTTGATAAAATAAACAATTTAGCAAATGATGAAATTGAAAGTTCTCACCACATAGATCAGATTCAGTTATCTAAAGCTAGGGTATACACAAATAGAGAAGAATATATAAAAACAATACCTTTAAATTGTGATTACATGGAACTTGGCGTTGCTTGGGGGTACTACTCTGATATTTTGGCTAAATCAAGAAATCCATTATCAATAGATTTAGTAGACTGGTACAATCAAGATCTAAAATGTTGGTCTTGGAGAAAATTTGGGTCCTGCCAATGTGAACCAAAGCATGAGCTATTGTACACACCAGAAACTCATATGGAATACATTGAGGATAAATTTAGCAAATATAAAGGCGTAAATGTAATTAAGGGTAACGTGCCACAAACACTTGATACAATAAATAAAAAATATGATTATATTTATGTAGACCTATCTAATGATAGAAAATTAATTAGAGATACTTTAAATAAAATAAAAAATATGATTAATCCTGGTGGAATAATAGGTCTAAATGATTACTTGATCTATGATGGTATAATTGAAGATGTGCCATACGGAACATACCAATCTGTAAATGAGTTTTTATTTTTAAATAAGGAATGGTCTGTGGACGCAATTGCATTACACCCATTAGGATTTTATGATATATATTTAAGGAGTCCAATTGAATAAATTAAATCAATTTAATAAAGATCTAGACATAGATTTTAATATTATTAAAAGAAGCTCAGGGATAAATGATGTTTTTTTTAATTTATTTGACAAAACTTGGTTTAATAATTTAACAAGAGAAGAACAAGAAAAAAGAAAATTTAGTATATTGCCAAGTGAAAATTGTGTAGACGATGGATTAGTATCTTATGAGTATAACTCAGATTTTTTTAGGTGTGATGATTTTACTACCGTGCACGACAAAAAATATCATTTACTATTTGGTGGTTGCTCGGAAACAGAAGGCGTTGGTGGGAATTTAAATCAAGTGTGGTCCCATAAACTTTACTCAGAATTAAAAGAAAAATATGAAATTGGTGGATACTATTCATTAGGAAAATCTGGAAACGGATGGCATAAAATAGCTTTAAGTTTAATGATTTATGTAGAAAAATATGGTAAGCCTACCCATTTCTTTGTGATGCTTCCAAATGTTGGAAGAAATTATTATTGGAACACAGAAGAGAAAAGTTGGTCATATTTACAAAAATATGTAAATGAGGGATGGAAGAAATCCCCACACAAAGAAAAAAATTTGTTTAGTCCTGATGAGCATAAGAGACAATTTATGGAATTTATGGTAGGATGGAAAATGCTTATTAATTATTGTAAATCAAATAATATTAAAATTCTATATTCTACTTGGGATTTTAGGGAAAACAATAATATAGGATTTTGGGACATGGCAGATAAATTATTTTTAACTACTAACCCAGAAGATTTATTAAAACTTATAGAAACCAAGTATCCAGACATGAATGTTCCAAAAAATATTTTAAAAAAAAGAGATGGTCATTCTGGTGACATTAAGCATGAATATTGGAAAAATGTTTTTATTGAAGCAATAGAAAAAAGAGGTCTTTTTAATGATTAAAAAAATTATATTGCTATACAGAAAAAGAAAAATTAAAAAAGAGTTACTGAAAAATAAAAGATTTATTTATTAAGGAGAAAAATGAAATCATTTTATAAAGACAATATATTTAATGATGCAAGCTTTTCTATGATTAAAGGCTATGTTTTTAAACACATAGAGTCATCTAATGATTTTAATTATACAAAAATTTATGGCAGGTACTGGAATACAATAGATTTTAATGATGACATAAACAATCTATTAATTAAAACTGCTAGATCTGGATTTGGCGTTGATGATTTAGAAATAGTTTATACACAATGCGTTAAATATCAAATAAAAGACGGGGTTATTCCATCACTTGGTAATCACATAGATAATTTTTATGCCACACATACACTTAATATAATTATAGATTCAACTCTAGACTGGCCATTGACAGTTGAAGGTGTAGACTTCCCAAGCTTAACAAACTCAGCAGTCTTTTTAAAGGGGGACGAAGATTTTCATTATAGACCAAAGTACCCATCCTTAAGTGAAGATGACTATGTGGTAGCAATTTTTGTTAACTTTGCCCCAGAAAATAGTGAAATAATGAAACAAAGCAGAAAGTTCAAAGCACTCCCAGAAGATGCTCAAAAAATAATGAAGTTAAAAATGGTCCCAAATGATGTTAACCTATATTGACAATACTACAATCATTATATATACTTAACCAGTGATTATAGATAATAATAATTTTGAAGAATCCATAACGGCTCATAAAGTTATCTTAGTTGATTTTTGGGCAGAATGGTGCAGACCATGCAAAATGTTTTCACCAATTTTAGATGAAATATCAAAAGAGTATTCTATATGGATAGGTAAAATCAATATAGATGAGAACAAAGAAAAAGCTGCAGAGTATAATATTGTATCTTTGCCAACTACAATTGTTTTTGAAAATGGCAAAGAGGTTAAAAGAATTTTAGGTGCAAAAGCTAAACATATGATGCTAAAGGAATTAGATCAATGGATTTAGAATTTGAAATTTGGTTTAAAAACGGTGTTGATCGTGGTTGGATCTCTGAAGTTTTTTGCGGCACACACGATGCCCCACCAATGGATGATGAAGAAATGCAAGAATGGGAAGACGGCGGAGACCCATGCTCATTTCACGTTAAGGTAA